ACTTTAGATCATTTGTATCCTAAGAGCAGGGGAGGTAAGTTAAGTAATAGTAATAAGGTTCCTTGTTGTGGTGATTGCAATAAGATGAAAGGGGATATGAGTGTATGGGAGTTTAGCAAGGCATTGGGTGGTTTAATGTTTTACGAGCATACTAGGCATAAGGAGAGTTTGGCTAGGTTAAAGAAAATTAAGTTAAATGTAGATAGTATAATAGATGAAAGGAAAAGAGATCGATTGGAAGGACAGGGTTCTTCAGATGACTGATGGTAACAACCACCATCTTCAGGAGTTGGGGAAAAGGGTAAATATTGAAATCACTGATTATGACATTGGTGGTGATGGATATTGGTGTAGGGGCATTTGTGTTAAGGTGAATGGTGTAGACGTAGGGGGTAATTTTACCAGTGGGGTAGAGATAATGGGAGGGGTACTTAAACACCTGGGGTACGAAGTAGACATAGAAAGTAATTATGATATATGAATAATATAGTATTTGATTTAATATTGTTGGAGGCAGATAGGATACTTGCCCATAAACAAAAAGACCTTGACTTGTATTACAAGAATACGAGTGGTGAGATTGTTCCCCTTGGCGAGGCATATTCAGATTCAGTAAATAACTTGATGCAGGATGTATTCAGAAGAAAGAAGATGCGATATCATATAGCGTTTACTGAGACCATAGATGAGCTTGATAAGATAAAGCCTATATCTAATAAGTTGCTTAGGTTTTTTATTAGGGAGATGAACTACGGAAATGTATTGAAGAGTTATAGCATAAGGGATATACAACAGGTCACAGGGATAAGTAATAGGTATATGCTTTCTTCGATGAAAGAGATCATAGAAAAAGACTTTATTAGATTTGAGGTGGAAAGGAATAGGAGGACCTATATGGTTAATCCTATATACTTCTACAAGGGAAGTTTAAAGAAGATTTTTTATAGCGTACAGAAATATAATAATATGCCTAAACAAATTGATTTAAAATAATTAATATATTTGTTTAAATATTCAGCTATGAAAACAGATAAATACTACGCATCAAACCCTAAGAAGAATGGTAGCTATGTTGACAAAGGAAGAGTAGAGGGTAGACCACCTGCTGCTGCTGACCTTAAAGATGAGGCTCCAACTTCTAAACAAACATTTAAGTTGATGTATAAGAATACCAAGGATAAAAAATACTGCGACTAATGAAAAGAAATGCGTTAAAAAAAGCTATGATGTCAGAATACATGGAATCTGAAGCTGAAGAAAAGTACTCTTCTAAAAAAGACAAAACTAAACACGAGAAAGGTGAGTCCAAGAAGATGGAAATGAAAGAAAAAATAATGTCTAAATTTAAAAAGAAAAGATAATGGACAAGCCTAAAAAATTAAAAGATTTGGTGGCTAATGCCTATAATAAAGCTATAGGCAGAAATGTATCTACTATTTCTTCTGAGTTTGATGGTAAAGAAGTTCAGGGAAAACGTATTGAATTTAAAGGAGGTAAAAAAGTAAAAGAAGTTTACAGTATGCCTGGAGGAGGAAAACGTGTAGAGAGAGAGAGATACAATCAAGCTGGAAATATCGTATCAAGAAAAATAAAGGACACAAAAATAAACTAATGCTTAATAAAACATTAGGTATTGAATCAAGAACACCAAGGATAAAAAATATTACGATTAATTATAAAACAAATAAAAACAAAGTAAAATGAAAAAACTAGGAAATGCCCTTAAGATGGCAATGGAGAAAGCTCAAATGATGAAAGGCGAAAAGAAAATGGAACAAATGCCTAAAGGAAAGTCTCTTAAAGTTAAGCAGACTAAAAAAATGAAAAAGTATTAATGGCTTATCTAGATAAAAAGTCAGGCATTGATCCTAAGTTAATCAAGAAGGCTTACGGTAAAGCTCAACAGATTAAAAAACAAAAAGGCAAAGAATCCAAGTGTGGATGCAAATATTAAGGGCTATCAATTGAGGTAGCCCTCATTTTTATAGCTTATGGCAAAAGAAAAAGTAAGAGGTATTAAAACTTCAGATTGGTATCCATCACATCCTGAGTTTCAGTATCCAAAAGAATTTGTAAATTGGGTTGATTCCATAAACAGTGGGTGGCAGAATAAAATAAAATATAAAGCCTTCGACCTGTACTGCGAACAAGCTAGAGAATGGCTAGAGGACAACACCATCATAACAGACCTACAAACAGAAGAAGATCAATGGCATTGGTTAGCTATTGAAATTCAAAAATGTAAAGACAATACTTTATATTTCTGTAATAAGTATGGCTGGATTAAAGAAGATAAATCCGATAACGGAATGCTCAGGTATCAAGCATGGGATGCTCAAAGAGTGTTGTTGTTTCTTTTTGATTGTGGATATTCTATGATGATTGGCAAAGCCAGGCAGATTGGTTTCACCACTACCATGTGCCTAGCAGGAATGAAAAGAGTAAACTTTAATAAGTCATACTTTATTAAGTTCGTTACACACTCTAAAGAAAAAGGTATTGAGATTTTTAGAGATAAGGTTAAGTGGACATACACTAAGATTCCTCACTTCATGGCGCAAGAAGTAAAAAACTGGACAGACCAGGTAATGTCTTTTGACAAAAAAGGGGAAAGAAAAGGTAGGGATGAAGGGGGAGGCTCTAGATTCCAAGTAGATAGCCCACAGATAGACGCTATTAATGGTGGTTCACCATCCGCTGTGTTTGTAGATGAGATTGGTCTGTTTGAAATATTTGGGGAAATGATGCGAGAAGGTAGACCTGCCTTATTTAAGTATAACCCAGAAACTAAAAAGATGAATATGCAACAGCAGTTCATCGCATGGGGTACAGGTGGAGAAATGGATAAAGGAGGCTCTGTCTTTGAATCAGAATTTAAAATGTGTCTATCACAATGGAAAGAAAAAAACTATGAATATGGAATTATACCACTATTTTTCAACGCATACGCAAGAAGAGGAGTCAACGACAATCACATCAACAATGAGAGAAAAGCATACCTTGCTCTTGAAGGAACCAAAAAAGGAGAAGTTGCAAAAGTACAGTTTCATCAGCACTATCCCATCACAATTGATGATATGTTTCTCAGAAAAGCTAGGACCCTCGTGCCTATACACATCTGCAACCAACGTATTTCCGAAATATATGGAAAAGATATACCAATAGAGTATGGATTCTTTGATCCTATTATGGATTTTTCACAACCAACCCCTGATTTAATTACCGAATACAGAATAACAGGTGCTAAATGGGTGAAAACTAGCGGAAGAGAAGATATATCAACCACATCTATGATTGTTCATCACCCCCCTGGAGTGGAATGCTGGAAGAATAGGTGGTATCAAGGTACTGACCCTATAAATTCAGAGACAGGACACTCCATGATGTGTAGTGTTATATGGGATGCCCTTACAAATACCATATCATCAGTAGTATTCCATAGGGATAGAAAATTCAAATACACATACCTACAAGTATTACTACAAAGCTTATACTATGACCAGCAAAAAAAGGGAGGAGCAAAGGAATTAGTAGAGAATAATATTGGAGATATGCATGTTGACTTCCAAGAGATACACGGATTTAAAAGTAAATTCACCGCCAACACTCAACTCCCTGATTACTTTCAAACGCATGGTGGCAAATGGTTTGGTATCTCTAACAAAGCAAATACAGCACCTAGAATTATAGCTAAAGCAGAAGAGATGCTAGATTCTTATGGACATTCTATAGATGTGCCATGGCTATGGGAACAATTAAAAACTTTTGTAGAAAAAGATTTAAGAACTGCTACTAGCCATAGACAGACAAGATATCAAGCAGCAGATACTAGGTATGATTATGATGATACTATATTCGCTGCTACGTTTGCCTACATAAACGCTCAATCTCACGCTAGATATGAGCCGACCAATATAAAGAGTGAAGATAAGAATACTCATGTGGTAACAAGATATGTTCAATCTAAAGAAACAAACTTCAGAATGAAGCTGGCAAAAGTAGATGTGAGAACAGGAAGGGTTCTAAAAGTTCTTAATTAAAAAATTATTTTTAATTGAGATAAAACAACTATTGATTTATCGAATCCTAGTTGTTTATTTTCCCATATAACACCATACTTATTATTTACAGCTTCCCTATATTCGCTTAGTATAGATTTGAAATATTTCTTTTCTTTAGTATTCATAGGCTTGCATGACATTCTATGATATTTAGGATCAGACTCAAATACACCCTTTTTTAAATTTACCCAATAAAGATAGTATTCGGGTTTCCTTCTATCATGATCAAATTTAGTTGATACATAAGACTTAGATACAAAGTGATGAGTTCCGTTTTCAATAACTTGATTTATCTTGTTACTAGAGTAAGATGACTTTGTACTCATGCGGCTAGCTTAGACCATATTAAATCAATCTCTTTCTGAAAATCAAATGTCTTTATAACTTTAGGAAACATCTGCGTCTCGTTTATCCAACAAATATATGAATCCCCAAGAACAATATTAGTATTCTCTTGTATAATTTTCTTATACATTGCTAATTGAAGAGAATAATTGTTCATCTCACACTCATCTAAATTACCTAAACCATTTATCATTTTGTTTCCAAATTCACTAGAGGACCTCATCTTCTTATTTGTCTTCCAATCCCAAAGCTGATATTCACCAGCTTTAACATTGTAAAATATCTGATCAATCATACCACAAATAGCTTTATTGAAATCACCCACAATAAATTCTGATTTTACAGGTATTAATTTATTTTTAGATTGCTTAATAAATTGATCGCAAATAGAGACCAAGGGGCTAGGAAGATTATCCTCTGATTCAGTGTAAAGCTTACCATTAAAAGACAACTCCATATACTTATGTACATGAGAGCCTACATTACAAGACCTTTCTCTTTCGGTATCCCACATATCAAGAACATCGTAAACAGAAATATTGTGCTTCCTTCCATAAAAAAAAGCCATCTTTTCTTTATCAAAGTCTTTCTTGTAATCGCCAAGTATATTCGTTACTGATCTACAATCTAAGCCATTGTAGCTATATGTGTGAGGTAACTCGTTGAATATGATTCCGTTAAACTTGTTTAATTCAAGTATTAGTTCATGATTCATAGCGCATTTACATACGTTTCTTCATGAAATAAATCTTCTAATACTTCCTCTGTCCATTTATCAGCATCTATATCATCATAAGGCGAAAACCTATTAGAAAGAAAGAATTGATACGGGCAATCTTTATGAATTGAAATCTCTGACAATTTAAAACCAGTAGCCATTCTTTGATTCATTAATAGCTTAACATCTACAACGGTGTAAACAGAGTCTTTCTGTATCCACTCACCATTGAATTTTGCTGGTCTCCCTTTGTCGTTTATACAAACTACTTTAAATGATTTCATAGTTAAAAAATAAAAAAGAGCCCCCAATAGCAATTAGAAAGGATGAGGGCTCCCAATACATAAAACAAAACAAAAATAAAATCTTAAATCTAATTGCTGATACAAATATAAAAAAATTTCATTAAAAAAATACATTTTAAAAAAAATGTTACATTTGCGTTGTGTTTTAGCACAGTGTTTAATTATTAACCAACACAGAACTAAGTTCGGTGTAAAAAAACAAAAAAAATGGCAATTTCTTTTAGATTACCAACAATAAATGCTGATTCAGCAACATTGTTGAACACACCTGTAGCCGCTACAGATGTAGTATTGGATAACGGTGTACTTACCATTCTTGACGAATCAGGAGCTCAATCTCTTGTTCTAAAGGCTTCCGATTTAATTAACTTTAATTACGCAGCTACAAGTAATGGTACAGCTAACATCGTAGATGTAGACTTAACTGGTGTTGTAATTGTTAACAACGGTGTTTATTCATTGACAATTTCTGCCCCTTACGCAGTTAACTTCTTCGGAGGAGGTCAAGAGACTAACGCTATCTTCCAAACAAGAACTTACACAGTTTCTTTAGATGCTACTGCTACAGTTGTTGAATTAAGAGATGCGTTTGTTACTCGTATCAACGCTGATGTAAATAACTATTTTTCCGCTGCTGGTGTAGCTGGAGATATTGTTCGTGTTACTGCTGATGCTGCTGGATTTGGTCCATTAACTATTGTGGCTCCTGCATTGTCAGTTGTTTCTGATAACGTAGTTTGGGCTTCTCCTGTTGGAACTACTAACGAAGTTCTTCAGTATATTCCAAACGCTGCTTTGGTATCAGGTACTTACAATAGATACATTATTACTCACAGAAAGTTTCAGCGTTCAAACATTGTAAATGGACTTCAGGTTGTTAGACCAGTTCAATCAATTGTTTACCTTAACTCAGCAGATGCTGGTACTGCTGCAACTGTGACTAAACTGACTAACATACTTAGTGGAGCTTATACTCCAGTAGCTGACTATTTAGGATGTCCTGCTGTCTAATTAAAATTTGATTACCTTTGTAGGGTAGGTATAAAATTACCTACCCTATTTTTTTATATTTTTATGGCAGAAAAGGAAGTAGATATAATAATCTTTGGCCTAGAAACAGATAAAGACGTTAAATTAGAGTATCCTGATTTAGCAGAATTAGAAGAGTTCAAAGACTTAAACTCTAAACAGGTAAGACTCTGTTGGTTGATTGGGAACAGGACAAGTCCAATTTACAGCTTGAGCAACAAAAAAGAAAGGGTTGCAAAAGCTCTAGAACTTACATACGGAAAAGACTTCCATGTAAGAAAAGACCTTGAAGAGATTTCAAATGGTAATATACCTGAAGAAATTGTTAAAGGCATCAGAAGGATGGAAAGCTTTAGCCCCGAGTATAGGCTGAGAGCTAAATTAATGAGTCAATATATGTTTGAGGTTCTTAATGATATGATAATTATAGATAGTAATTCATTAAAAACCATGGATATAGATGATAAAAAGAAATACACTGATTTGGTTGTGAAAGTTTATGATGAGCTTCCAAAGATGGTAAAAATCCTAGAGTCTTCTTATGGCGCAAAAACCGTAGAAAGAAAAACTAGGAAAGAAGTAATGGTAGGAATTAACGACATCTTGAAGTGATATGAGTTTCATGTTTAACAATGGTAATATTCGCCCTAACAAACTAGAAGGGAAGAAAGACAAAGATTACCACAAAAAATATGCAAAATACTGCTTGTCAGTAATGAGCAATTATGTCTACAGAAGATATATAAACAAATGTTTAGTGAATTGGTCATTCTTTAAAGGTCAGGATGGTCAATGGATATTTGATGAAGACGTTGAAGCATTCTTTCTTGATGAGTCTGGAGATGTTAGAAACAGACTTAAGTGGACAAAGAACGTAATTAAACCAATGGTTCAACAATATATTGGTAATGCTATTAGGTTGTCATACAATGCAAAAGCTAATTGCGTATCTGACTTTGTAATAAACAAAAGAGAAGAAGACTTAAGAAAGATTAAGACCATGCATAAAATGGCTGATTCTATGCCCTTTTTTAAGGACCTTCTTAAAGAATATTTCCCATTAGAAGATACCGAGTTTGAAACAGAAGAGTTATTCATGAATACTTTTGTTGATAATTACGAAACAGACATAAACAATCTTTTAGAATATGTTGTGAATGAAGTAAACATGGATGAATTGAAAGTTCAGATAACAAGAAATCTTTCAATTTGTGGACTTGGAATTTACAAAGGTTATGAAGCAGGAGAAAATTATGTTGCAGAAGCTACCAACCCATTATTTTTTATGTGGGATATGTCAGCTAAAAAACCTGATCTATCAGATGCTGAATACATGGGGGAATGGTATTATATGGATTCTCCTTCTATATTTGAGAGGTTTCAAGACTTAAACAAAGAAGAGAGAGAGGCTATTGAAAACTATTCTGTAAATAATAATCAGAATTCTATGCATAAAATAGTAAACGGAATATACACTATACCAGGTGGTAAAGTTCCAGTTTACGAAACATACTGGAAAGACATAGAGAGAAGAGAGTATGGATGGGTTAAGGATGAATATGGTTATCCATATTATACAATGATTAATGACGAAAACTCTAATTATAAAGACAAAGACCTCATTGAGCCTCAAACAAAAAAACATAAGGAGGAAATGGGCGGCAAGAAGAAACATACTATTTATGTAGATGTTCTTCGTTATTGTATTCTTATACCTGAAGAAGAAATTGGACATGGAGATATAGTTCTTGAGTATGGGGTTTTACCTTACCAGGAAAAAGAGTTAAACGATCCTGCAAATGTTAAATTTCCATACAAGTGTTATACTTGGGTTTATGATAGAGGAGAAATATTAACGCCTCTTGATGATGTTATAGATCCACAAAGATTTTTAAACAGAACATTATCAGTAGTTGAATCTCAAATGGCTAACATGAGGGGTACAGGTACTGTAGTTTCTAAATCTGCCGTAGACGATAGAGATGGTGAGTCAGACATAATCAGAAACATAAACTCTTCTAAGCCAATATTTGTAGACACAGATAGAGTTGGTTCTGTTCAGAATGCAATTGGTACTTACGGAACAAACATAGGATCAGGAACACTTCAGATGTTTCAAGTCATACAAACTGTTCAGCAATCTATTCAAGATGTGACAGGCGTTAACGAAGCTATGACAGGAACTCAAGGAGGAAGTGATGTATTGGTTGGCGTGATAGAAGCTCAAATTCAAAGAGGTTCATTAGTGCAAGAACCTTTCTATTGGGCTTTGACATCCATATTAAAGCAAGCTTATCAGCATATAGCTACGGTAGGTAAAGCAATATATTATGACAATCCTAGAAAACTTGCAATGATTGTTGGAGATGAAGGGCTTACAAGAATAAGCATTACAGAAGACCACCTATTACAAGATTATAGAATATTTATTAAGCGATCTGAAACTCCAGAACAAGGGGCTAATGCCGCTAATCAATTATTGTTTACTTTGTTGCAGGCAGGACTAATAGATGCTACAATATTTTCTAACCTATTCAATAGGGCTAGTCCTGATTTAGTAGCTAAGGAACTTAGAAACTATAGTAAAGATAAGTTAATGGCTCAACAGAAATCTGATCAAGCTGCCAATCAAGGTATGATTCAAGGAAGGGCTCAGCAACAAGACGCTATGAATCAAATGGCACAAGCCCAACAAGGTCAAGTAGAACAAGAGGTGGCAATGAAGGATATTGCTCATCAACAAGAAATGGAAAAAGTTGAGTTAAAAGAAGCTTCTAAAACTGAAAGAGACATTATTAAAAATGAACTTAAACAATAAATTTGTATTTTTGAAATAAAATAATTAATTATGAATGACAACTTTGAAATGGAAGTTGAAAATGCAGTAAGTAACTTGTCTGAAGCACCTATAGTGCAAGACTTAGCTCCTGAATTGCAAGATCAACTTAGACAAGTGGAAGCATTAGCTAGTATGGACCCTGGATTTGCTAACACAAAAGAGTATAAAGACTTGATCACTAGCATAAACCAAGCAAGCTCTCAAGCGCAAGATGAAGATGAAGAAGAGGATGAAGATGAGGAGGATGAAGACGAGGAGAATGAAGATGTAGTTGATATTTTTGGAATCATGAAGGAGCCTCAAAAAGCTAAGGAATTCAAACTTAACTTTCAGCCTCCTAAAGAAATGGTCGAATTAATATCTTCTAAATTTGGAATAAAGAATCCAGAGACTTTCTTTTCTTCTGTTGACACTTGGAGAAGTCAAGCTCAAGAAGGGTCTGATTTAAAAAAAGAATACGAAGCTCTAACTTCTGATTTGAATGCAATGCCTTATGAATTGCGTTTAGGCATTCAGATGTGGGCGAATGGAGATGATTACTCAGGAGCATTTAATAGCTCTGGAAGACTGGACTTTTCAGGAGAATTTAATAAACAAACTTCTGAAAGCCTTGTTCAGCATTATTTTGGTGATCAATACGAGGAGATACTTAGTGACTATGAAAATGGTGACTTGAGTGATTCCGAATATGATAGCCGATTAAAGCTTTTGGCGAGTTCGACTAAACGAATGTTTACAGAAGACAAACAAGCGCTAGATAGAGAACGTGAGGATTATTTGAATCGACAGAAATCTGAATTTCAGAATATGAAGAAGACAGCAATCCTTTCCGTAGAAAATCTAGGTAAGGCTTACCCTGACTTCAGCAGGGCCGAAATCAATAAGATTAGGTCTATCTTGGTTGAGGGGAAAGTAGACGATCTGTTTATGAATGCAAATGGTACATATAACGATGATGCAGCGGAACTTGTTGCATACGCTATGTACGGCAGGAAAATGTTAGAATCCGTTAAAAAGGTAGCGCAAAGAAGAGGTGAAACAGAGGCGAATCAACGAATAGTTGACTCAAGCCCTAAGTCAGTGAGAAAAACCAAAGCGGCTATGCCGAATGGAATTGATCAGAAAGCTTTAGGACATTTGAGTGGAATATTCAAGAATGACCCTTACGCTTAAATTGTAAAATTTTAAAATTAAAAAAAATGTTGTATAACGATCCAAACTCAAAATTCCTTAATCAAAACGTAAACTCCGTAGGTTCGGAGTATGCTGCGTTGTACGGACACGATATTTCGTTGTTGGTACAAAAATTAACTAACAGAGCTATCTTTGATTCTGCTCCACAACAATTCATGGATTTGAAATTGTTGAATATGGTTGCTGCTGAGCAGATGAATTCAGATGAATTCTTCTATCAAGAGATGGGATATCAGCGTGAGCCACTTGTGGCTACAGCTAACTCTGCTGCTGTTTCTTTCCCTACCACTCAAACTATTAGTGTTACGTCTGTAGATAACATCTCAACAAACACAATTATCTCTTATCCTAACGGACAAAAAGGTAGTGTTATTTCTGTTGACAGTTCTTTATTGACAATTACTGTGTCTCCTTACAATGGTGATACTTTACCAGCTGTTTCCGCTGACGATGTATTAGCTAACGTATCTTCTGTAGACCACGATGGTTCTGATGGTTTCTCTCAGTACTTCCGCGCTTCTACAATCGAGCGTAATAACTACATTCAGTTGTTTAACAAAGCTATCCGTTACTCAGAAGTAGAATTACACAAGTTGAAAAACATGGGTACAACTTCTAACTTCTTGGAGATGGAGCGTAACGCAATGTTCAATCAGCACAGAATTGACCTTTCTAACGCATTCTGGACAGGACAAAAAGGTGAAGTTGTTACTCAAAACGGAACTCCTGCAAAAACAACTGGTGGTGTATTTACATCTATGTTGGAAGCTGGTTCTCCAAATGCTCTTGCTACAACAGCTACATTGGTTGATGCTTTTGAAGACATGGTATTGTCTTCTGAGTATGGTGATTATGGTCAAGCTCGTATGGCTTACATGACTCCACGAGTACACAGAGCTTTATCTTTAGCTTATAAAGAAGAATTAACTCGATATGCTCCAAATGACGAAATCGCATTGTTGAACTTGAAAGAAGTGAACTTAGGTTCATCTCGTATCGTTCTTGTTCCTTTCAAGCGATTTGAGGATAGAGCTTCTTTCCCTGGTTCTTTCGAGAACAGAATTGTAATCCTTGACATGAAAAATATCAAGAGAACTCAATTATGGGGTGAGCGTTCAGGAGATACATTAAAGTTAGAGGATGGAATTCCTAAGCGTTACGGTGATGTATATGTTGACTGTAACATGGGTATTAAATTTCATAACCCACTAGCTTGTGCTTGGTTAGATCTTCAATCATAAATCAAACTATAAACTAGAAATACAAGGGGAGGAATTAAGTACTCCCCTTTATTAAAAACATTAAAATTTAATAAAATGTCAATTAAAAAAATAGAAGACGTCACTCCAAAAGCTGAAGAAACAGTATTTGATGGTGTAGACGCACAAAACAATGTGGTTCCAACGGAAGTTGTTGAGCCTGTAGTACAAGACAAAGAGCCTTCTTTACCGTTGTCTCTTGTTCAAAAAATGATGAATGAAATGGAAGAAAAACTATTAAATACGTTTAATAGTAGAATTTCAAAACTGAAGACTCAAGAACTCAAACAAGATATGTCTAAAGACCTTGAATATATCCAGGACTTAGATGATGATTGGATGGAAAGTCCTGTAGTGTTTTTTGCTTATTCATTTAATTTTTCTATACACGGAGATAAAAGAAGAGGTGAAGAACTTGAGCCACCTCATGGGGCTATAAAATTCAAGCCACTGATTAGAACCAAAAGAAAAGTAGGAAAGCATACTCAAGTTATTTCTGTTTCTTCTGTTAAGGTTCAATCTAGAAGTGAAGTTGAATACTTAAGAGGTCATAGTCAATATGGAATTGCATTCTATGAAAATATGGAATCAGCATTAAATATAGATTCTACATGGGCTCAAAAAATGGTTGAGGCTCAGCAGTCTATATCAAGACTTTCTGATATGCAAATGATACAAAGAGCTAAGCAAGAGGGAGTTGCTATTACTCAAAGCCCAGAATCTATGAGAAGACAACTTATTGAACTAATTGCTAAAAGGTCTATAAATCAACAAGATACGCTTCTTTATGGAAATTTAAAATCTTCTAAGGTGGATGCAAGTACATCAAGAACTATAATTGAAAAAACAATTAACTAATTATGTTTACAGCGCAGGAATTAAGAGATCAGATTGTATTCGCTTTAGATGCTGAAAATTCAGACTACTATAGAGATGATTTGGATATTATACCAGCCATTAATGCTTCTATTAAATGGTTAACGTCTGTTGTTAATGCTGCGTATGGACAAGATAAAATAGGTGAAGAGTTTTTTAGAGAATTATCTAGCTCAGGGGTGTTTCTTACGAGCAACACCTCTAGAGTATCTCTAACAATATTTCCATCAGAGGTTTGGTCTATATTGGCTGTATACCCTAAACCAACAACAACTAGGATATCAGGAATTCCTGCTCCTGCTACTCCTGACGTTACAAGAAGTTATTACTTAAATGATAAGCTTCATGTATCTTCTAGATTGTCTTGTAAAAGATTAAACCTTGAGGAGTGGGCAACAAACTATGATAATCCATTTGAAGCAGGATATCAAGGGAATCAAATATGCGATGAATTAAAATTGTACGCTTACTTAACTCCTATAAATTATAGAACTCCTGCCTCTAATTTTAATACACAAGAAATTGAAGTAAGACCTTCTGTTGAAAACGAAGAGATTACTATATTTTGGGCTAAGAAACCTACACAAATTGTTGCATTAGCCGATGAAATTAATTTCCCCCATAGCGTATTCCAATTATTGTTTGATAAAGCATTGAATTACATTGCCTACAAACAAGGAGATAACACAAATATATATGGTGTTACATCTCAAGACATTCAACAATTAATAAGCGTATTGTAGTATGACGTATAGATATGTAGTATATGACCTTCAGAAAAGTTTTAACTCGACATTTGACGATGCAGACTTCACATTTAACCAAATCCTTTATTGGGTTATGGTTATGGCTAATAAGCTAAGAGTACAGCAAACATTAGCTACCAATACCGACTTGTTCACTTCAACATTTAGTTCAGTAAATGTATTGCTGGATAATAAAGAAAGAAAATACATAGACTTACCAGTGCAAATAATGGACCTAGCTTATAACGCAGGCATTGTGTACATAACATATAATGAAGAAACTTGTAAATGTGAGGGCCCTTTATTCGCTCAGGTGAATTTTAGTGGAGTAGATGTTGGATCTATTAGAACCTTATACATGGATGAATACACTAGGCCTACATCGTTAAATCCTTATTTTTATCGTATAGGACATAATATAGATGGTTCACCTGTAAATAGAATTTATTTCTTGGGCCTTGAGTGTGTACCTGTTAAAGACGTAGAAATAGCGGTTAAATCATCATTAGACCCTAAAGTACTTTGTGATATTGAT